TGGCAACAAATGCGCCTGTTGAATCTTTGATTTCAACCGAAATGGTTGAATTGATTGAAACGGGGATTGTTGCTTGGTTGATGTCTATCAATTGAAGGTTGATATAACCCGCTTGGGCTTGTTCGTAGATATTTGTGCGACCACTGCGAATGGTTAAATTTGCAAGAATTGCGCTGGTGTATGAGACACCGTCAATTTCAACATTCCAAATTGGGTTCCACTGTGTCATTAGATTGCCTGAAGTGCGCTTGCACCACCCGTGCCGCGATAGTAGGAATCATTCAAAGTTTCAACGATTGTGCGGGCAGTGCCTTCCCTGTCAATTGCACCATTTACGGTTATGTTGATTTGTGGTGCTTGTGCGGCTAATCGTGCAGCATTCTGTGAATCAGTGAATCCGCCACCGCCTGCTGCAATTAGACGTGCAGCATTCTGTGAATCAGTGAATCCGCCACCTGCCACGGCCTTTGTCGCGGCAACCGCTGATGCCACGGCAGCAGTTACGCCGCCACCAGTCGTTCCACCGCTCGTGGTTCCACCGCTCGTGGTTCCTCCACCAGTAAAACCTCCACCAGTGCTTCCGCTAGTTGAGCCGCCACCCTTAATTGCACCAGGTGCGCCTGAAGTGGCAAACCCGTCACCAATTTTAGGTATTGGCTTAATATCTTCACCAGGTTTGGCCAAATTAACACCCTTGATAATTAAATTGATGCCGTCAATTGCAGTGTTCAACAATGGCTTAATTGCAGCAAGAACGTTTGAAATCAAATTCAAAACAACGCTGGCAATTGAACCAATTAAGTCAAACGCCTTTCCAATAACCGTTCCAATAATAGGTGCGGCATATTTTATGACATCAAAAAAGGCTTGAAATTCATCTTTGTTTTCTGTGATTGTTGTTTTGATTTTATCAAATGCAGATTTCATGCCGTCAAAAATTGGCATCACAAATGACTTGATTGCACCTGCAACGTCAGTGATCGTTTTACCTAAACCAGTTTCACTTTTAAGACTGAATGAATCGCTGAAAGCCTTAACGATTGGAAGTGCATTTGTATTGATAAAGGTCAACAATGTGTCAAGGATTGGAAGCAATGCAACGCCAATTGTTTCTTTGGTTTCATTAAAAGCCACGCTTAGTCGTGCAATTTTGCCTTCAAATGTTTCAGCACTTTTGCCCGCTGCCCCGCCCCATAAATCGGTCAATTTGCCTTGAATGTCTGTGAATGACATTGTTTTGGCTTGGGCGGCAGTAATGCCCACACCCAATTTGGCCAGGGCAGTTGTCTGCCCGTCATTGGCTTTGGCCAATGCATTTGTGACGGTTTCTAGGGGTTTACCCGTGGCCGCTGAAACGTCCAATGCCAACGCCAACAATTCTTGCGCTTTGGTAATGCTTCCAGTGGAAACAACTAGCCTTTGAAGTGCAGGGCGCAAATCATCATCAGCAACACCAGTTGCCAAAGACATTTGCAGGATTGCATCTTCAGTTGCCTTGATTTGTCCGTCAGTGGCGTTTGTGGCACTTTGTAAAGCCAATGCCAACTGGAGTTGTGCTTTTTCATCTTCAATGGCGGCTTTTACGCCGTCAATGCCAATTTTGATTGCGTAGGCACCAGCAGCAACGGCGGCAGCCGCAAATGCGGCACCAATGGCTTTTCCTGCCTTGCCCATTTTGTCGCCAAAAGAATCAACGTCAGTTGTGGCAGTTTTGAGCGATTTGGTCAGATTATCAACATCACCAAGAATGGAAAGTTTGAGCGTGCGACTACCTGCCATTAGTCAAACCTCTTTACTATCTCAGAAAATCCTTCTTCCCAACGTTTTAAAATGTCAGGCTGAAGGCTTCTCAATGTTGGATAAATAAACCAGCCACGGGAACCGCGACCCTCACGGCCTGACCACACTGGAAATTGCTTATATTTATTTGAACCAAATTCAACACCGCCCCAAAGTTGTTGGGTCGTGCCGCCACCGCTTAATTTTTGACCAGCAAAACCAAATGAGATTTCACCAATTTTGGACGACTTAGAAACCTTTGAACCTTCAGCAACGCGATTGTCCAGGCGGTTACGGGTGCGACTGCCAGCCGCCGTGATGATATGCCCACGAACATAGTCGGCCAATGCTGAAGATTTCTCTTTGGCTTGTGAAATTGCTTCTTCGTCCATTGCTTTGAAAGAACGGGTAATGGCACGCAATTCTGCTTTGTCGTAACTGATTGCATCAGTTGCCATTTGCCCGCCTTTCCAAAATCTCTATTGCAGTCAGTATATCTTCAGCCGTTTCAAATTCTGATTTTGGTAATCCAGTCGCAATGACCAATTCCCAAATTATTCGGCCTAGACTTCCGACTGCGAAACTTTTGGGTCTGCCTCACCAACTACCACGTCAGAAATTGTTTCTGTCCATGCTTCGATTGGCTTCACTGGTTTGCCAGCGGCTTCCCGCTTCATGGCGTGATAAGCCAAAAAGACTAAATCGGATATTCCAATTTTATCTTGTGCTTGACTGATCGTGTGACCTGTGTGCTTTTCCCACTTCACCCACTCAGGTGGAGCAGCCACAAACGTGGCTGACTCCCCTGAGTTATATTCAATTGTTATTGGTAGTTTCATTTTGTCTCCCGATTGTTTGGTTTAACTGAAGTTTTCTGAAGGTGTTCCAACGACAACAAATGACATTGAAACGGTTTGTGCATCAGGTGCAGCACCGCCCGCACTTGGATAAACTGGCAACACTGAGAATGTAAAGACTGCTCCAGTTGATGCGGTCAAAACTGTTGTGATTCCTGTGTTTGGTGCTGATTCCGTAACGCCCCAAAGTGTTTCGCACAATGAAGGTGATGCGCCCCAGTCTGCAAGCATCTCAACTGCAAAAGTGAATTCATCATCAATGTGGCGATTGACTACACCGTCAAGGGTTTGATAACGAACCATTGTTGGTGAGTTGCTTAGAATTGCTGAAGTTGCTTGAGCATCAAAGTTATTGCCACCAATAGTAAAGGTGACATCGCGCCCAGTTATTACTGTGGTGGCCATTTCTTCTCCTTCTTAGATTGTCTGTGTGTAGTAAGTTGAAACGTTGATGTCAGCCACAAGCATTGGGGATTGCCCAACCTCCAACACTGTTGGCTTTTCAACAACGTCAACAACGTATCCCGCGGGCATTGCCGCAAGAATTCCGATTATTAGTTTTTCCAGGTTATCTAATGAACCTGCGTTGCTATTGGAAGCAACAATGGCAGTGATTGCAAAATTAAGTTTGACTTTTGTTTGTGCTTTACCAATTAAAACAACTTCCATGTAAGGTGAATTTGGAACGCACACGATCGCTGGTGGAATGGGCGATTCGGGAACTGATGCGTACACATTGGCAGACAATGCAGAAAATGCGTTGGCCAATGCGGCGCGGGTGTCAGCAATTGTTGATGCGGTCATTGACAAATCGTTTCGACATCAAGAAATGGTTGAAGCAAGGTGCTGACACGGTTGGTCAAACTTCTACCCATGCGATATGGCGTGCTAGCAAAATCTACACCCTGGATTTCTCCACCAGCGGCCACGCGTGATTGAAAGACTTCAACGCTGACTGCCAAAATGGCTGATTCAATGGGTGGTGAATTGGCGTAAATATCAACGGCAGAATAGCCTGAAAGTGTGGCCGTGCCTGTTGGGATAATGTCGCGCAAGGTCACATTTGCACTTGTGATTGCCGCGGTGAAATGAAATACGCCTGTTTTAACAACGGTGACTGTTGCGCTAAAAGGTGCGGGTAATCCCGTCACAATAATTGATTGACCAGCAACAAAATGGTGTTCGCGTTGAGTGTAATAAATTGCCACGTTGTCTGTTAATTCATAAGCATTGACTGCGTTTGTATTTGCAACCAACATTGGCAAAATGACCGCTTCAGCGGTGTTGATTATTTCGTCCAGGTAACTGTCAGGATATAGGGAAACGGAAACACCAAGAATGCTGCGCAATTGCGCGGTTGAAACAATACTTGGCATTTCCGTCCCTTTCGTCTGCTGCGCCACGTTCGGGAGTGACCGCGGCGCATGATTAGTTTTTTACTTGTTGTTGCGGAATGCTCCACCAGCAAGTTTGATTGCACAAGCACCGAATGAATAAACACCAACGTTAATTGAACCGTCAGCAGTTGATTCAGCGCGGAGTTGATAGTTGTTGCCTTCATACCATGTGTATGCTGAAGGATTAACAATAATCATTGAACCGTCATCAGTGCCTTGTGGTGCGGCAAAATCTGCATACAAATCAAGACCCGCGACATTTCCACGCAATGAGTCAGGGCGCAATGCACCGCCTGCATTCTGTGGTTGTGCAGCGATATAGATTGGACGGCCATTGTCGTTTAGTGCCATTGTGTTCGCCCATTGGGTTGATCCCATGATGATGTTTTGCGCAAAGCCTGTTGTGTTTGAATAAACACTTGCAGCACCGCGTGAAACAAATGCAAGTAATTCAGCAGCAGTTGGTGCAGCCGCTAAAGTTGTTGCATCAATAGTTGCGTTTGCAACAAGGATTGATGAAACATAAGCATTTTGTGCCTTAGCCATTGCCGCAACCATGTTACGAAGCAATTCATCATAAAAAAGTGGTGAAGTTCTGGTAAGAAGTTCGACCGTGAAATTTTGCTGGCCTGCAAATTTCTTGACTGGAACTGAAATGAAGGCTGACTCCATATTTGTGTCTGAAAATCCTGAACCCTCATTTGTTTGTGCAACTGTTGGCACAACTGTGATTTTTGGAATTTCAAATGTCATACCAGCATCAGGCAATGCCCCACGGGAAATTGCTTCAATGCTTGGACGGATTGTTGTTGATAGGCCGTTGATAACTTCGCTCAACTGACGTGTTGGAACAAGTCCAGCGGAATCTG